CTTCGGAGCACAGCACTATGGCGTTATTTCGATCCTTCGGACTCATATCCACCATCGTAACGGCGCTGTGGATGTCAACACCAAATCCACCAGATCAACCGAACGAGTGCTGGTGGGGGTATACCGATCACTGGATTTGCTTTGTAGTAGTAGAGCCAGGTTAAAATACGTCTGCATCGGTGGTACAGCGGCGATCATGGCCGGAGGCCCGTGGTTGGTCCATGCCGAGTGGGTAAAATGGTTTATGTTAGTGGTGTTGGATTTTAATCACTGGTTGTTTGACATCGGCCTGTCAAGCCGCGTGTCTCGACACTGGTGGTTGTTCATCGCTGCCGTGGCCACCTTTGGTTGCATTGGCTTCTTGTGGATGGTACCATTTCCTGACCATATCGCGACATTATTTATTCCCTGGATAACGCCGTGGGTAATCAAGGCCCGGTGGGGCGTTGGAATAGTGCATTTTATCTATTCGTGGTGGGTGTGGAAATTGAGCAATCCCCAAATACGGGCGGCAATTGGGAAAGAGTTGTTTGAATAATGCTCCCCGCTACCTCAGGGCTAATTTCCTTCCTTGCCGGATGGAACTCATCAACTGCTGTAAGACAGGCCGATTTGTATATTTTCTCTTTAGTGACCGGTGAGACGTTTTATTACTCTGGATTTCAGACCCCGTTAGTGGCGCCATTGGCAGCGACCACTACGCCGTTAGTTTCATTTTCTTTAGGGCCAAGGTTCAAACGCAGTAAGATCAAGACCCAAATTGGCCCGACTATTGACGAATTGGATATTGAAGTTTTTGCGGGGCCGAATGATATTTTGGGTTTTGCCGCTGGAGGAACTTTAACCTGGCAACAGGCATTTCATTTAGGCCTGTTTGACGGGGCGTATTGTGAACTATTGCGATGCTATATTAGCTACTCCGCCCCAACGTATTTTGTCCCTACCGTCGAAGGTACAGTGACCAAGTTTTATGGCCAGGTGAGTGATATTGAGATAGGAAGAACGTCATCAAAAGTAATGGTCAAAACTCTTCTTGACCTTCTTACTGTTCAAATGCCCCGGCGACTTTTTCAGTCGGCGTGTAATCATAAGTTCGGCGAGCCAGGGACCGGAATGTGTGGCTATGATAGAATAAATGGACTAAATGCTCTTGGAGCGGCAACTGGTATTGGACAAGTGAATTTTACTTGTGGAACGGGGTCAAATCAAAATTCCCTTACTGCCGGGGGGTTTACTCCGTCCCCGTCTACGGCTTATGATAACGGAACGATTATCGGCGCTACTGGACTGAATGCGGGCTATACTAGAACCGTGGGAAAAGTGGACTCTTCCTCTTCACCTACGGTGATTTATTATCTTAAGCCTTGGGCATTTACAGTCGTTGCTGGGACTGATACGTTTAATATTCTCCCGGGGTGTGATAGGACACTGGCAACTTGCTCTGGGACGTTTCAAAATCAGCTACGGTACGGCGGTTTTCCATATATACCCCCGCCTGAGAGTGCAGTATGACCCCTGAAATCCTTCTTACTGAGGCCAGATCCTGGATCGGTACTCCATTTGAGGGTAATCAGTGCTGCAAAGGCTCCGGAGTAGATTGCGGACAATTTCTCCGGGGTGTGGGACAGAATTTAGGTATTGTTCCAGAGATCAAAATCCAGCATTACCGTATGGATTTTATGTTGCATCGTGACGAAGAGTGGTATAAGGAATGGATTGAGCAGTTCTGTGTTGAAGTTCCCGGTCCTCCATTGCCGGGGGATATTGTTTTATATAAGCAAGGTCGATTGTATTCTCATGGAGGATTTGTTTCTTCTTGGCCAATGATTATTCATGCTTATGCTAGTATTGGTGTAATTGAGGTGAACGCCGAAATCTTGGCTTTTACTCGACACCGACCTAGGAAGTTCTTTCGGCCAAAAGTCTTCTTATTGGAAACTATTTCATGAGGTCTGTAAATAGTGCAAGGTACTGGGCTAATACCGCGGTCGGGCAAAGTATTCGGCAACTCCGACTACGTAAAGGATTGAAGATGAAAGATGTGTCTATTATATGTGGAAGAGGTATAGATGAAATCTACCGAATCGAAAATGGGCTCTCAAAGGTTACTGTACCATTTTTGGTTGATGTTGCTCCTATATTGGGCTCAAGTCCGGCGGAAATATTAAACATGGCACTGATACCTGTGTTTCCTGGAAATACCGAGTGAGGAATTTCATTTCGTGAGAAATTTTCTTTCGGCAGTTCTAGACTGGCTTTGGGCAGTACATTTTCTTATTGTCCATAGCCACTCTAGTCCTCAGTTTCTTTTTGCTCTGGTTTCTCTCTTTCGTACCAGGCAGCCGTTTCTTCAGACCAACGCTTGGCAGAATCAGGCCCTCAACGCTCTGCATTATAATACTTCTCAGCAAGGAAGTGTTGTACCGCTGTGTTATGGTACTGTAAGACAGCAAATAAACCTATTAGATTTAGCCAATTATATGGGGCCAAGCGGAAAGAAAGGAAAAACTGGCTCGTTGCCAATTACTGGAACGGCAAATACAGCAAAAGGTGGCGGGGGATCAAAGGGTAAAGGCAGTAAGAAAGCTCCGCAGAATTTCTCCGTCGACGTAATGTTTGGTATTTGTCAAGGTCCAACTACCGGGTCTAACTTTACAAGTGTATATTCTTCTTCAGGGGTTTTATCTGGTAGCGGTGGACTTAATTATTATTCCGGCCAGGATGGACAAGCTGTAGATCCAGTATTTAATCGTTTAGGGCATTCGGTTAATTATTCCGGGACTACTGTTGCTTCTGCGACGCCGATGGATCTCGGGCCGTCGCCGGTAATTCCTAATCTTTCGGTTGAGATCCCGGCGATATTAGTCGGAACCGCCACTGGCGGATATTCGAATGATGCTAATCCGGCATTTGTTATTGAGGATTTTTTAACTAATCCAAGATACGGAGCAGAATTCCCTTTATCTAGTTTGGACAATCTCGAGGGTACTGGAAACTACGGAGACTATTGCCAAGCATCACAGCTATTGATCTCGCCCACGTTAGACGGTCATCAAAAGGCTATAGAATACCTTGACCAAATAACAAAATTGACCAATTCTACTCTGGTCTGGTCTGGGAAGATATTAAAGGTCATTCCTTGGGGGGATTTGGCATTAAATTCCAACGGAACCAGTTGGACTCCGAACCTCACTCCGGTGTATTCTTTTACTGATGATCATTTTATTCCTTGGCAACCGAGGGAAGCTGGAAGTGGTCCAAGACCTGGGGAGGAAGATCCGATACTTGTTACTAGGAAAAACCCAGCTGATGCGTACAATTGGTTTTCGATCGAATACAATGATAGGGGTAATTTTTACAACTCGACAACGTTGACGGTCTCGGATCAGGGAGCAATAGACCAGTACGGCCTTCGTATTGGGGATACTATTCAGGGTCGGGCATTTGCAAGCGTGACCTCTGCTCAGATTTCGGCCCAATTAATCCTCCAACGATCGCAGTACGTTCGTAATTCGCCTTATCGTTTTCAGGTCGGGTGGCAGTTCAGTCTCCTAGAGCCGATGGATATTGTTTTGCTTTCTGGCCGAATGGGGGATATTTATCTCAAAAACCAGCCAGTAAGAGTTACATCTGTTGAAGAAGATGAAAACGGGAACCTGATCGTAGAAGGTGAAGAGATCCAAGTTGGTGCTTCTCCACCGCCACCTATTCCTGTTACATTGGCCACTGACACGTTTGCTGCTAATAACGGAAATAATCTATCTTCAATCACTGTGGTCCCAGAACGAATACAGACTCCTGGTTTCCACCCGATGCAATTCATCACCGTCGTTACTCATAGTGTAACTCCCCCGACGGTGACAGGTATTACTGACGATTACCTTGGCGGGGGAGTATTGGTTTGGCATCACAGGTTTTCGTATCTAGCTACTCCGACACCAGGGGATGGTGTACCAATAAATTTGGAAGTCTGGTGGGCCGATACGACGTCTGTTCCGTCCGGGACGATAATTCACTATACCGTCAGTTTGTCTAACTCGGCGGATATGTTGGCAGTCTGGGTGACTGGGGTAAGTGGAAATGTAGACACTTCAACTTTTTGGGATACCAATTCTTCATTACCAGTTAAGACTACTGGTACGGCTGTTCAGCCAGAGGCTACTGGAGTTTCGACTTCTGCAACAGGGGCGATGTTGATTAGTTGGATAATTGGTACTGATACTTCTTTTAATTCTTGGGTCACTGTGGGTTGGAATGGTCCTATATGGAGCAGTGTTGGCGGAGGTATTGTCGGACATTATGGATTTGCTAATGGTAGTGAGTATTTTAATATTCTTTCATCATCTAGTGCTACTAACTTTGAGACTCAGTTCAGCGGATTTACAGCGGTCCCGTTTGCTTATCAGCCCAGTAATAATCCTAATATAAACCCCAATAATAAGGGTTATATGATCGTGGTGGACGCAATTGCTGGGACATAGGCAGTGCTAAGTTCAGTAATTCCGTCTGGGGTTTCTACTGCGTTTCTTTACAGAACGCAGACTGGAGGAGGACCGGGATTTACGGCAGTTATTGATGCTGTACCACCAAATATTAATCCCCCGGCCTTTTATGAACCCTTTCCGGCTCTTAGCCAGAATGAGCTTGTACTTTGGATAGTGGTTAGCGGTATTTGTCCTAATTTTGGCGGGGCACAAGTTTGGGCTAGTGTAGACGATATGACGTTCGGGCAATTGGGAACGGTTGGTAATGGCGGGGTACAGGGGGTTTTGACTGCTGGGTTTCCATCACAT